CTCTTTGTTTGTTTCCAAGTACTTCTTCAACACCTTCAAATTCATATCCTCTTTCCCTGCAGAACTCGTCAACATATGGAAGTAGTCCGATATAGATTTTATGTGTTTTAATAGAGAATAGGTATACCTTACCGTCCCACATTCTATTTTTGAATGACGGCATAAACTTTGCGTTTGGTACTTTAAAAGAAAAGAATTCAAAGAGTTCCTTTGCGAGTCCATCATCACAATCGACTTTAAGGAATACTTCGTTTACCTTAGAAACTCTAACAACATCAGGCATAAGGTTTTCCAGTGAACCAGCATACTAGAGATTTTCTTTGACCTTTTAATATTGGTGTTACTTGGTGATATAGAAATGAAGGAAATACCACAACACTTCCAATATTTTTTGCAGAAAATGCTACTGTTTTAATTGCATCTTGCATATTAACTTGTGGATTTGTTCCTGTCATTCTATCAAATTCTAAATGAGGTTCTAACCATTGAAAATGACCACCCTCATAATCGTCTTGGTCTGATAATTGTATAGTCATACTCAATTTTCTATGTAAACCATTATCATAAACAAAAGGGCCTGCATCAGTATGCCATGTATAAAAATCTCCCCTTATTTTTTGTAAAATGGGGTGTCCTTCTCTTTCAGGTTGTTCATTATAAACAGTATATTGTGGATTCTCCATATATTCCCATGTATGATTCCACCCACAATCTTCGTTTGCCATATTTACTGCATCATATATTTTATACAGAAGAGTTTCAGGCATTTGTCCTCTTTGTATATCAAACCATTTAATTTGTGAACTACGGATACTATCGTCTTCTCTTCCACCACCTTGTGTATCACCGTCCTTATCATTAGAAGGGTCTCCAACTTGGCCAGGCATCCATTCTAATTTATCTGATGCACTTATTATTTCTTTAACTTCTTTTGGTGTAAAGAATTCGGGTGCTTGCCATAGATAGTTTTGTAAAATCATTTTAGTTACCTGCCATGAACTTTCTCCAATCGATTGTGTTTCTAATCGTTTGGTGTCTCCAAGTGATATTTTGCATACACTCTTTAATAAAGTCTACTGTTATTTTTAGGTATTCCATTTTTGCACTTAATTCTTGAAGGTCTTTGTCTGCATTAAAGAAGTGGTGCATTTCATTCTTCATAACTCTAACACCGTCTAATGCATCGGGTTGCCACCCATATTTTTCACGGGTTTCATCATCTAACTTACCATTATACCACAACCACTTATCTCTAAGTAGTGTATCGTATTTCATTTGGTATTGTTTTTGTACCATTAACTTACTAGAAAGTAAGTCTAAGTACTTTGCGTGTAATTTTGGGACTTCTAAAGATGCATTATCGAGTTCAATATCATCAATCTCGCAATCTGATTCCCACATCAATTTGATTTCATCTAGGTTCATAATATACCATTATACCACAATATAGTAGTATTTATAAGGGGTTTTAGGACTTGGTTTCTATCTCGTAATAGTTGAATCTGAACTGAATATCACAAGTTACAGGTGCTGTTTCTGAACCTGATTGAAGTTCTAAAGAACCAAGTGATATTGGAAATGCATCATAGAATCTAAAATATCTATTGGGGATATTCTTGTTAGTATTAGTAACAAGTGTAATCTGAGAGGTCGTTTTTAAGTCATCTCCGTCCAATCCTGATACACCTAGTGTATTCTTTTGACTTCCAGTTAACGAAGCAAAATCATCGGTATCTTTGACTGGAACAATACCTGTTAACCAATTAAACATTTCTTGATAATTCTGTAAGTCTTCGTCTACTAAAAATGATACATTTAACGTTTCAAATTCTACTTTATCACCATGAAAATATGCATCTACACCCATACCTGCTGGTAGTACAGTTTCATTAAATGATAGGCCTGGAATACTTACAGTTTGAACGTAGTATTCAACTGTAGGTACTTTTTCTATTAAAAGACGAAAATTGTTTTTGTTAAGTATTGACTTATTAATATCAACCATTTATTTTACATATCCTTTTAGAAGAAGAGGTATCGAAATAGTCTCCATCTCGATACTCTCTCATTGTAGTCTGTTCACAAAGATAACCGTCTTTCATAAACGTTGTAATGGTCTTTCGACTTATTACGTCTGTTGTTTCTTTCCCATGAGGAAACGTTTTTGCTTCCCATGGCCCTTCCATTACATTTATTTGTTTGTCGTACATAATTATCCTCGTATACTACTATTTAGGTTACTTTTCGGTTACAAACTCATTTAGTTGTCTCGCAACACTAATAACCTCTTCACCAGTGATTTCTCTTAAAGGTAATGGTTTCTTATCATTAGGGAATGAATCGTTGTGTGCATAGATAGCGTCAACTTCTCTTTGATAATTATTGGTTAAAATACCCTCTGCTTGGGATAATAAGTCGGCTCTGATTTCGAACCCTGATTTTGAATTACTCATAATTTTCTCCTGTGTGTATGTGTAATGTACTTAATTGTACCTTATATTTAGTGCGAAAAAAAGTGCTAAAAACAGTTGACAATGGGTTGCATTTTTTTGTATAATAGAATCATGGGAAAACAAACTATAATTTTTGATGTTGACGGAACTATCGCCGATGTAGAACATAGGAGACATTTCGTTACTCAAAAACCTGCAGACTGGAAGTCATTCAAATCTGAGACTAGATTTGATACTCCTGTTGAGTGGGTTTGCGATATTGCAAAAAGACATATTGCAAGAGGTGATGATGTTGCATTCTTCTCTGCGAGGAATGAATCTCAAAGAGATATTACTGAATTACAAATCAAAAAATGGATTGGAGAAGGACACAAAGGTTTGTTCTTGAGACCCGATGGTGATTTTAGACCCGATGAAGAGTTTAAATCCGACCTTGCAGATAAATTCGAAGAGTTCGGTGGAAAAATCGACATTGTCTTTGACGATAGAAACAAAGTTGTTGATATGTGGAGAGCAAGAGGAACTACTTGCATTCAAGTCGCTGAAGGAGATTTTTAAGTTTAAGTATGGGAATTCGAGGAGTCGCTTCCTTGCCTGAAAAATGGAGACAAAAACCAGTTTGCGATTGGTGAGTTAAAGAGACCGTACTAGAGACCCCAAGTTACCTGCTGAAGAGCTAGAAGGACTTGGGGTTTCGTTTATCTGAGACAAAAAAAAGGTCTCCGAAGAGACCTTTTTAAAGTTAATTAAAACTTTTGAGATTTACAGAATGTTAGAAACTGCAAATTTTCTGTAGTACTGGTTAGTACCTGCAGATGCAAGTCCGTCAGAAGGTGTAGCACCTACGAATGGATTTGAAACCATACCATATCTAGTTTTGAAACCGATTTTTGGTTGGAATGTGTTCTCGCCAACTGCACGAACCATTTGTAATGGAACGTATGGGCAATAGAACATACCTGCATCATAAGGGTTAGTTCCTCTGTAACCTACAGTTAAGTAATCAGAACCTGCATAAGGGTCTATGTATACTTTAACTCTTCCGTTAAGAACACCAGCGAATGTGTTGCCAGTATCATCAACGTTTAGGTTAGTAGAAAGAGCAGGAGCGTAATCTAATACACCTGCCATTGACAATGCAGAAGCTACGTCTGAAGAACATAGGATAAAGTTACCTTTTCCACGTCTTGTTTCTTTAGCGATTGCGTTGCTTTCTCTTTCGATTTGGAACAATAATCCTTTAAATTTCTCAACTGACCAACGTCCGTTTGCATCAACATCTAAGTTAAATGTTCCTGCTGAAGCTGTAGCAGCCGCACCAGTTTTAGCTTGAATGTTAACGTTTCTTACAACTTCTCTGTTGATTTCAGCAAGAATTTCTGATGAAAGAATATTTGCTAATTCTGATTCTGCATCTAGACCGTGAATTGCTTTAAGGTCTTGTGCAAGTTCGAGTGTGTACTCTGCTTTTAATGCTCTTGACTTAGCTGTAACAGTAGCTTTCTCTATTGAGAAACCCATTTGAGCAAAACCATTTGAAGCTTCAACATCACCTAGTGCTTCTGCACTAGCTGTTGCCATACCAGCACCAGTATCTGATGCATATGAACCGTTAAACGGGTCAGCAGTCTTGGCACCCATAGGGCCAGCAGCTGTTGGGTTAGCTCCACCTGAGTAATCTGAATGTACTTCATCAATACCCATGGCTTCTGATTTTGTCAATCTTGTTCCTGAAGGATAATCGTTATATCTTGCTTTCATAGCAAAGATTAATCCTGTAGGGCCAGTCATTGGTTGAACTCCACAAATGTCGTATGCAACGAGATTTGGCATAGCACGTCTAACTAATGAGATTAATATAGGATCCCAGTTAGAAATACCTGTTCCAGTAGCATTTAAAGGTGCAGCTTCTTGCAAGTTCTGCTCTTGTAGAGCTTTCTCTTGGTTTTCAAGAATTACTGCAGTAACAGCACGCTTGTAGTTATCCTCGATTTTTGGTAAATCGGAATGTTCTAGAATCGGTTGCCACTTTTCTTGTAAGTTTTCTGATAAAAACATTTTATTTTTCCTTTAAATTAAAACTTATCCCAATGGGTTAAGTTTGGTTATTGCAGACGAATACTTGTCCATAGTAGGGTCTAATTTCTTCTCAGTTTCTTCAACTTGAAATTCATTTTCACCTTCTACAACGTTAGTTTCCGCCTCAACTTTCTCACCGTCTACTTTGAAGTATGCTTCTTTGATTTCAGAAATCTTCTCAGCGAAGTCTTCACCATCTTTGAAATCTACTCCTTCAGCAAGTGAAGAAAGTTTCTCTTTTTGTGTATCTGTCAAATCTTTCGATGCTTCTGATACAACATTCTGTCTTTTGAGTTGGTCTAACTCTTCAGTGATTGCCATGTTATTAGACACTTCACCGTCAAGTTTAGCTTCCATCTCTTCAAGACGATTTGCGAGTTCATCGATAACATCGTACTTATCTTCAGGTACATCAACGTAGTGTTCTACGAATAATGTTTTAAGACCTTCGATGAAGTTCTCAGTCATTTCTGACCTCAAACCACGTTCGATTGCGAGTTCGTTTTCTTTCGTCCACTCTTCTGCACAATATGTTAAATACTTGTCAACTGCTTCCGATAGGTCGCCTTTAACAGTTTCAACTGTGGTTGATAATTCTTCTTGATATTTCTTATCAAGTTCTTCTTTAACTTCCTGTACTTTTGATTGTACAGCAGCTTTAAAGATTGTTTTAGCTTTTTCAGCGTTTTCTTCTGAAAGTTCTAATGCCTCTGAAATTGCTGATAGGTCGTCATCTATTTCAATTTCAACTAATGAGGACTCAACGTCTGCAGTAACTTCTTCAGCAACTGCATCTTCTTCAGACTCTTCTGAAATTTCTTCTGAACTTTCTTCTTGAGACATAGACTCTAGGATTTCTCCTACTTTGTCTTCGTCCATTGTCTTCAAAGACTCAACAACTGCTCTTGCAATTTCTGCTTTAGTCAAACTATCGTCCTCGTCAGCATTCTCAGATATTGTAGATAATACTGATTGGAGTTCGTCTTTTGTCATTTCCTTCATTACGTTGACTATAGCTTTAATTGATTCCATCTTCGAAGGTTTTGTCTCTTCTTTGACTTTCTCTTGCTTTTCAGCCTTACCAGCACCTTTCTTCTGAGGGTCGCCTTCATTTGAAGGAACTTTCTTCTCAGCGTCTTTTACTGCTTTAACTGCTTTGTCAACAGGATTGGTTTCAACTGGGACGACTTCCGCTTTGCCTGACTCTATTGATTCAGCATCGGATGAACCTTGTTTGACTGGTTTCTTATCACCTTTTTCAGACTTAGAATCAGGTTGTTGACCCTCTTCAATAGTCTCAACTACTTCTTCAGTAGTTTCTAGGTTATTTTCTAACTCTGCCATTTTTTTCTCCTGTTTTAATACTTTATGTATTACTTTATTTTATTTATATGTTATAGACTCTCAACGAACCTTTTCCATAGATTTAGTTTAGTTTCTTCGAGTTGTTTTGACTTAGCAGACCTAAGTTCTTTCTGCATAGTCTCTATCTGAACTCTTGTAAGAATACCATTTTCCATAACCCACTCAACACCTTCCATAATTCCTTCGACAAATGCCTCAGGTGCAGAAGGGTCTGCGACTATATCACCTGCAGTTGCAAGCTGAAAATCATTCTTAACATATTGTGCATCACCCTTTTGTTCTAAAGAACCAAGTCCTCTAGAAGATACTCCGAGTTTTGCACCATCGTTGATGAGAGCTTTTACAATCTCTCCATTTGGAGTACTTAAAACCTTTGCTTTACCCACATAGTTTTTACCTTCCAATTCTAATGATTGGATTAAGTGAGATACTTTATCTAAATTAATAGTAGGGCCTTCAGGGTGTCCGAGTTCACCGAATGCACGGTCTTTTTCTACGAACTCCTTCTTATATCGGTTAACTTCCTTCTCCATAATTGCTTTAGGATAGACTCTACCGTTACGATTTTTAATATCGGACTGCATGAATACACCTTCAATGAAGTATTCTTTCTTACCGTTTGCGGCCTCCGTAATTACGGGTGATATTGTTTCGTTAAACTCTGCTATTAATTTCATTTACTATTTCCTCTATTGTAACATCAAAATCTTCACCCATATTTTTCATAATCTGTTTGATGTCTTTAAATTCTTTCTTTGCACTTTTTAGGTCTTTGTAAGGACTAGTCCCTGTAAAGTTTTGACCATTTACAAATGCGTGTACTTTACCTTTACTCATTGCATATACTATGTCAACAAGTTTTCCACCAACTTTAACACTATCTTTTTCAAGTTCTTTGTGTCCTGAAGGAAGTTTAAACTTCGCTTCATGTAACTCTTTTGCAATAGTACTAAAACTTTTCATTACCCTTCTACGTCCTCTTTAGGAACGTCCGTCCAGTTAGTCTGACTTTCAACTCTTTTGAAGTCAACTGCTTGTGCAGCTTTTTCTTTGATACCTTGATTGATTAGTTCCTTTGCATTTGCAAGTTCCTTATCTGCTATTGTATCAACTATTTCTCTCGCTATATTACTCATTAATTATCTCCTAAATCATTAGAGTTGTAAAAACCGTCTTGGTCATCTTGTCCCACACCAGCCTCTTTTTCAGACTTGATTTGAGCGTCAATGTCCTTAATCTCTTCTTCCGTTTGTCGCAAAATATACTTTCTAACGTACTCTTGACTGAAGTATTTTCCAACATATTCACTAGCA